CCTTTTTATTGTTAATTTGTTGATGCCAGATCGGTTGTGAACGCAAAGAAACCGTCAGATATCTTCATGGTCATACTCACCGTTCCAAGCCCTGACTTATCTTGCGCCACATCAAGAGACTGAATGAGCAAGCGCCGTGAGCCAATAGTAGTTGAGCCCGCACCGGTACTGAATCTAAACATACCAACTTTAGCGCCAGCAGTTCCGGTGTCATTACTCGGCCACAATTCAAACCTATATCCAGCATGTGATGTACCACCCTGTGCCCCTGATGAACTTGCCGGTGGATATGTAAGAACATCACCCTGATTCCACTTACTTGACAAGAACCTCTGTCCAGTACTGTCAGCCCAATTCCAATAACCACCGATGGTCAATGTCCCACCATCACGAATACCGAGCTTGTCTACTTTCCAATCATCTCCGAATACGGTTGCATCAATCAACTCAGGCCCCTGCTGGCTTAAAGACCAGTTTGTCAAGCTTAACACTTTGTGCATAAATCCGCGTGTGCCAGGATCAGCAGCAGCATTAGAACTTGAGCCTGTTAGATTCCCTCGGACCGAAGAATTGGAGATATAAACCGCTCCATCTTTTCCTGTTAAAACTGCCATTTAAAACACCTCCTATTAGGCATTGGTTGTATATTTCATGAAGCCGCCTGAGATTTTCAGGGTAGCATCCATAGTTCCAAGGCCGCTTTTGTCCTGTCCAAAGTTAAGACTGGTAATAATCAAGGTCGCTCCCGTAGACAAACCAAAGGAACCAGCCCCACCATCAGCACCAGTTGACATCCAACATCGAAAGCTCGACCCGGTAGTAAACGCCACGCCACTCGAAAAGTAATCAGCGATTACATTCTGCGCCGTAGTTTTCCAGTTGAACGGCCCATTCAATGAGACTGTGCCACCATCCCTAACCCCAATCTTGTCCTGCTTCCATGACGAACCGAATATAGTTGCGTCAATTAGTTCAGGTCCAGGCTGAGAAATAGTCCACGTCACCGCACCCACAGGATCAGTTTTATTTATTACAGTGACCCTTCCATCTTTACCTACTAATACTGCCATCGCTTTTCTCCTATGCCCCCCGGCCCCTGGTTAATAATTATACCGTTGATCCCTTGGTCAACATTACCCTATACTCAACCACATACCGCCATATGTTCCCACCACCTGTACTGTCAGGAGAAGGGATTTTGTCAAGCCAACTGCCATCTCTCTGCATATACACTTGACCCCATGTCGATCCAAGGTCACTGCTTGCAAGATGACAATTATCATACAACAGCCGTAATTTATTTTCAGCGTCAGTGATCTCAACCGCACTATTTGACTTAGAATATAAATTGAATTGTATCAAAGCATTGTCAAAATCTTCAGTGAACGTCCAATCGTTTGTATTATTGACAAGTTGGTATGTGGCGTTTGGATATACTGTGCCTTGTGGCAGCTCATAGAGGTACATCCTGCCACCTATGTCAATATAGAACGTATTGTGCGCCGGTGTCGTATCACCGAACCGCCCGTATATTCCTGTGAATAGTGATTCCATTATAGTTTCTTCACCATTGTTTCGATGTTAGCCCTAAACTTGATTCCTTCGTTATCAGCCGCACGTCTCAAAAAAGGGATACCTGGAGTGGCATTAGTTCCTAATTCAATGAAACTTGCGTAAAAAACATCCTCACCGGCTAACACAGAATACCCTCCATCTTTGTGTTTTGATTCTGCCGTTCTGATGCTTGCTTTTAATGCACCACTATCAACAGGACATCCAGCCTTCGCCTTTGATTCAATAACCGTGGCAGATTCGTGTTCAATAGACTTCTTTAAATTATTGAACTCTGCAATTACCTTGTCACCATTCCAGACTAATTTCATACCACGCTCTCAGTACACATCATGATCTGCTCAACGTGTCTTTCGTCAGGGTCTATAATAGAGTTGATATCGAATATCCTGAAAGGTGCAGACGTACCAAACTTGATACGCCAATCAGGAGCCACGCTTGAGTAATACCTGATCCTAATCCGTGTCACGACCTCGGACTGCGCCTGACCTGCAACAAAGAACTCGCGGCCTTTAGGTGGGTCAATATCTGAATAGCATTTGTATTGACTTGTCCATGTTGTGACTACGCCTCCCATAGGATCAACTACTTGTGTAGGTTTCTGAAGTGTTATGAAGTGCCGTAATGAACCCGCTTGCATATTACCAACCCCCCATATCCCAGGACTTATAAGGTGCTACCAACGCTTTAACGCTATCCGGTATAGGGGTATAACTTCCCCGGACAATCCCCATTTCCCTGTTCTCATACCAATGGCTAATAAGGAACTTGGCAGCGTGTTTTAAAGCATAGGGAACCTCCGTTGAAGCAATACAAGTTGAACTGCCATACCCATAGACAGCCTCAATCCGAATCGGGTTGAAATCATACAATGACGTACTCGGCCAGCTATCGCCATACTCTAAATACACCCCCGGCGGGTTGCTCACGGTGTCAGCATTCCACCTGGTAGACCCCATTGAGACAGCAGTACCACCCGTTGACGCTATAAGAGCCACAGATGTCACACTCATCAATGGAGAATATGGCAAGCTGATATAATCACCGGCAGGCCAATCATCAATGTAATATTTCCATGTCTGCTTAATAAGCCGCGTTCCAGTCAAGTCCTGCAACCGTTCAGTTGCCAGTTTGCTCAGACTCTTGATATAGTTGTCATCAACCGTTACGGCTGTTGATACCCGCAAGTGGTCCTTGACTTCCTCAAGGGTCATTAGATAGCTTGTCCCTGCCGCTGTTACTAATTCTGTTCTCATATTGTATCTCTTGTGAAGAGTCGTGCCAACCGGAGGCGGGAGAAGACTTGGGGGAGAACCCCCGGCCAGCACGATAATTTAACCCTTAATTAACCCGGCATCCCTTCGCGTGTTCCCCCACGCCTTTTGTACGTAATTCATGTTTTCAATCGCTCCAACCACCTGATTGCGGTTATCCCGTAAGGCTTGTTCGTTAGCTCCCATCTCATTTGCTCTTTGCTGTAATTCCTTGCGCCTGGACTCGCATTTGACCCACATAGGACTTTCAGGCTCAAAGGGATACAACCATAAGGTCTTCAATAGATCGCTCTTGTCGGGCACATACACCTTGATACCCATGCCACGTGCCAAACCTATGAAGTACTCACAAGAAGGACGTTGAGATTCATATTCTGAATCTTGTGCCATATCTACTCCATAGATGAACATTTCCTCAAAACCGTCCTCAATCGCGGTAATAATCATCCACGAAATGCTGTTCGTGAAATACCGTCCGTACTTCCCGCAGATGTAATCCACAGGATACGCGATACTCGATGGTATGTCCGGCATGTTGTGTTGCATATAAATTGGCTTGCCGGTCTGCTTTGACCACTCGCCTAACCAATCCCCGTGCTTATGATCCCTTACCGCTGCATCGTAATCATGCGTATGGTGTATCTGGAACCACCTGTCAGCACGTTCAGCCATAAGTGGAAAGGGTAGGTATAGCTGATTCAATCCCCACACTTCCATGTCAGGATCATCAAACACCGTCCTGGCATCCAACATTGAAGAAGGCGCAAACCCGACAATCGCAACTTTCTTTTTAGTCCTCGGTAAGCCACCTTCAACAAGCTGGTCTGTCCCTAACATTGGTCCTAATACTTTTGGTGCTTTCTTCTCCGCTTTTTTAGTCATTGTTTCCCCCTGTTAAAATGTTTATGGATGGACGCCTTCAAGAAATACGGTAAGGCCCATCCCTTCAGATGATCCACCTCCAGCGCTTGTAGCCCCTGCAATCTTAACAAGGGTTATCTTTTCCCTTACAACTGGAACCCTCATACCATCAAGCCCAAATGCTGTCCCATCTGTGCTATAATGCCTGGTATGAGTTGGATACCAGTATCTTGTTCCATTGACTCCACTTGAGGATCTACTCAACGTCCTTGCTATCGTAGTCCCAGCCCTTAGTTGAAAATAAGATGAGCTTGCAGATTTCAAGGGATTAGTACCATCAGGAGAAAGGTATAGAGCATGGATATATCCACTAAATGCCTTTGTGCTGGTAGCTGTAGCCCATGCCTTACTTGAGCTTGCAGTTACCGCAAAAGTCACCTTCTCTAAATATGTGTCCATATCCCCTCCTTAACTGTACCAGTGAATGTAGCCATAAGTGGCATACAATAGATTAGTTGTTCCAGCACCACCACCACCAGTAGAAGCAAAGTCGGCTGAAATGCTCAACCCAACAGTTGAATCAACGGTCAATGCAAGGTTAGAGCTTGCCATCTTATTGTTAGCATCTGCCCCCGTTGACCCTGTAGACGCACGACAAGCAGTAAGAGTAGTCGTGAATCCTGCCCAAGCATTGCCAACCGCTGCAATCTGACCAGAGCTTGTATGGACCCCAGAAATGCGCCCGTCAAACTCAACATGAAAAGGCTTGTAAGCCTCTTTAGGTGCAGCAGTCGAAAGACTTAAAGCCGTGACTACAGTTGACCCCCAGTTAAGGTTAAAGGTAACTGCACCCTCTGACGATGATAGAATACCTCCACACACCGCCTTGAAGTGCATAATCCCTTCGGCTGATAACGTCCCGCCATATATTGGCCCTTCAACCAAAGTCTTTTCAGTAGTGACTATATCAGCACCCGCACCCGCCATCACAACATTTGTCGTGTTGGCTTCTACAGCAGAAAACATGGGTGCTTTACGAAACTGCAGCTTTCCATTCCTCCATCGTGTTTTCGTTCCCATATTTTCCTCCTATCCGCTAAACAGTTCAATGTAGCCAATGGTGTTAGTCCACATTGCTGTAGTTCCGGCTGCGCCGGTCTGAGTAGACGACATTTTTAAGGTAATATTCAATCCCAATGTCGTGCCTGATTCCAAGTTAAGATCACTGGTCGACATCTTTACACCAGCCCCATCCGTTGAACCGGTTGTACTCCAGATGTTTTGCCTTCTGGAAGTGTTCCCGATTACGCTTATACAGGTCGCGGCTATATGACCAGAACTTGAGGCGTTCCCTATACGTCCAGTAAAGTCAAACGTATAAGGTACATCGTATGCCTGGTGTTTTCCACCACCTGTAGCCGCCGCTGTTGAAGTTATTGCCGTTAAGATTGCAGTTGATCCCCACCGTAACGATGCAATCATGTGTTGAGATGAAGTTGCACATACCCCACCTATCTTTGCTCTAAAACACATATCCCGTGTAGTCGAGAAAGACTTTATCGGCATCGGGCACGCAACTATAAGGGTTTCAGTATCTACATCTGATGTTATATTCCTCACGTTTGTCGTAGCACACGCAGCGGATGTAAACATCGGAGCCCTGTCGAACCTCAACTTATCGTTTATCCATTTAGCTCTTGTGTTTGCCATTGTTTCTCCTTATCCACTGAATAGCTCAATGTAGCCAACGCTGTTAGTAAAACCTGATGCAGTACCGGCACCGCCTGTCTGAGTAGATACCAGGCTAATGACGACATTCAAACCTAACGTTGAGTTACCTACGTTATTGATTTTGGTTGATGCAAACTTGGTTCCACCAGCCGTTGATCCGGTTGTACCTACGCATTCCGTGTATCTTGTTGTTCTTCCCATCATTCCAACGCCCACCGAAGTGAGAAGCCCGGAACTGGAAGCAACTGCGAATCGTCCGTAGAAATCGAAGTTATAAGGAAGATTTGAAGCCACATGTTTATGCCCACTCGATGGAACGGTACAGGTCAAAATAGTAGTCGTACCATATCTCAGTGAAGCGATTACCGAAGCTGTTGAGGATGCACACACACCAGCTATCTTGGCGTGAAAGTGCATGTTCCCGGCAGTCGATAACGTATCCGCATATATCGGACACGCAACCGCAACCGTCGGAGTATCAACCCCGACCCCGGTTACTCTTACATTTGTGCTTTGAGAAGCAACAGCCGTATACATGGCATCGCCATAAAACTGAAGCATGTTGTTTCTCCATCTTGCTTTTGTCTGTCCCATACTGATTTACCTCCGTCAGCACACACCCGTTAAGGTGGCTTGGGTCTTGTATGTCAGCCCCCCCGGTCTAACAGAAGTTTGCACCCCCCGGTTAAGGGGGATGCGGTTAAAGGTTAAACGGTCACGACCTACGTGGAGCTCGTGGTAGCTAAAAATGAACCAACGCCTTTGTACCTGGGGATTCCGATGTATACGATGTTCACGAAATCGTTAGCCGAACCCATGTCTTCAACGGCAATAGCTGCATAAGGATGAGATGTAGGCAAAGCCGCACAATCAAGCCTACTCACCATCTGCAACAGTCCAGTAGCAGAAGCTATGGAAAAAGAACTTCCTGCCGTGGTCTGAAGGGTAAGCCTGTCGAATGCAACTCCATTATTAAGCCACCATCGACAACCAGTACTCAAGTTACTTGAACCAGTACCAGCATAAGCTGAACCGGAATACCACTCAAAAACTGCTGTCGAGGCTGTAGGCCGTGCAACATCTACAATGGCATACAGATAGTGGAAATTCTCACAGTTCACCCAGTCTCCTGTGGAGGCGGTATTGCCAGTAGTTCCAGCTCTTGTTCCCGAAATAATCTTCAGATCATTAGGTAAATCAAACATATCTATGTCACCCCCTTATGCTCTTGAGGCCAAGGCAACGAAATGCCCAAGCGTGTTAGTGCCTTTAAAAGGCGTGACTGCCTTTGCCAACACGGGCTGTCCATCAACCCGGTAAACGAACCTAAATACTGATTCGTCATAGACATATCTTACATGAATGGAAACGTCCTGCTTCATTCCGGCTTTATCAATCGCCTTATACCCGCGCATGAAATCGGCGAGCAAAATATCACCCTTTGTACCCAATGTCTGAGCCTGCTCAATCGGAATTACGGGCCTGCCAAATAATGAGCTATAAGGACTTGCGGTCGCACCACCCGGAGGTACATAAACCGGCGCTCCGCCAGTACCTACAGGAACGGCTAACTTCTGAAGCTGCGGTATACAGTCTTGGTTAATAAACCAGACAGCATTAGGCCAACTATCGGCAAACTGCCTTGACCACATCTTGGTCACATTCTCGAAGTTAATGGTTGTGGCCGACTGGCCAGCTTCCTTGGCAACGGTAATCAATGAACCCGATGGCATCACACCAAGCGGCATTCCTGCGCCCGTACCATTAATAAAAGCATCGCTGAGCTTAAAGTTCATCTCATCCCTGAAAGCTGATGTGATCTCAGCTTCAAGGGCATTTGCATCTTCTAAAAGTTCATCAGTGGCATAGCAAAGACCAATCAGCTTTTTGAGCTGGAGATCGATCTGCCTGAACTTCGGTTTAGATGCGGTCTTGGTTCCGGCCTCGTTCAGCCAATACATCTGAATACCACCAGCCCTACTTCCGTTCACCCGGCTGGTTTCATCAATACCGTTGAACTTCATCCCATTCTTTCCAGGGCCGATACCGATTCTATTCACACGGCTTGCAACTGCGCCCGTGTCCCATACGTTCTTGATTATCCCAGCGGCAAAGTCACTCTGAACGAGAAAGCCACCATCACTGGCAACGGTCTCACCCATACCCGTAATAGCACGAGTACTGAGTCTCTGGTCTACCATCCCACCCGGAGAACCCGCCTGAATAACTGCGGTCAACTGCTCCCCAAAGGTCATAAACCTATCAGCCTTTTCCTGCTCGGCCTGGGGAATAGCATGGTTTGGTTCAGGTTTGGTCGGTTCGGACTGCGGCTTGTTCAGCCTTTCCTCTGTCCTATCCATCCTCTCCTGAAAGTTAATGTTATCCTCCAGGTCGTGAATCGCATCGAGCTTTTTATTAGCCCATGCCCTTTCTTCCGCATCTGGTCTGCGGTTCTCGCCCTGAACGGCAACCATCTTTCCGTTTAGTTCTTTGTTCAATGCGTCAATCTCTTCACGCATCTTTGTTATAGTCATCTTATTCTCCTTCTACCGCCCAAAACTTCTGACGGTCTTCAGGTGTAATATCAACGTCCTCTTGCATTGGCTCAAGTTCGTTATCGGGTTTCTCCTCCCTGCTCTCAACCTCGGCTTCCAGTTCATCCTCGGCTTGCATAGGCTCACCGGGGATATGCTTGTCAACCATCGCTTTACACATGGCCGCAAACCTTGTTTGTTGATCTTCGTCTAATACTTCAGACATATACGTTACGATGGTTTCCTCAATCTCTGTTACCATCGCTTGCATAGACTCATCTCGTTTTTCGACTTCGGTTTTCATTTCGTCAAGGGATCGTAGAGCAACCTCTGTATCTGGGTAAGCCGGATAAGTTACAACCGATATGTCGGCGAGATTCTTAACTTCCCTAATTGTCCTGGTTACACCATCCTTACCCTCATTCCATTCATCCATCCCAAGTGTGAAACCAAAGGAACATTGATTGACATCCCCACGCTCCATGCTAACTCCCAAGTCTCTCGCCCATTGAGTATCTGGTGGTATGACACTGAACTTCAAACCCTTACTGTCTTCTCTCAAGTCAAGAGTTTTAGCACTCGTTCTGCCAAGCACATAGTTGGAATCGTGGTTGAATAACGCCCTTGTGTCGCTTGTTTTGATTGCCTTCGCAAATGCCTTCGGTGCAATCTTCTCGCGGAACCCCCCTAAATCCTCAGACCACTTATTGAACCGCGCGGCGTATCCCTCAAATCTCGGAACACCGTCATCACCTTTGGTCATTCTCAACTCAGCACTTGAAAAAACTCTTGTTTCCAGGTTATCCATTGTTTATCTCCTTGGTTGTTGATTCATAAAAAAAAGCCTAACCAAGACGCTTAGCGACTCGATCAGGCTTTTGAAAAGCTCTATTTACTTTGACCCTTGAAGGGCTCTTAATTGTCCCGGTGTCGGGTTAGATTATTCGGGTGGTAATGGTAATGGCATCCAATGTGTAACAGCATTAGCCCAACATTTTACTAACCCCCATATATGTGATTTATTATCAGGATAATACCATGCAGTCATAAGCAATGGACTTTCAGGATCAGCACTTGGAGCATAAATTAAATACAAGCCTTCCTTCTTCGGCAGTTCACTCTCAACGCTAATCCATTTACCCATGCTCATACCCCCTTGCAACTGCCCTTTCATACACCCTCTGGATATACCCGCACTTCCGGCATTTGATTTCTACTGATTTGACTTCGCCTTTGAATAACAGGCCACCACATTTCTTGCATCTGATTTCTTTTAGTTTCATTTATTAGTTGTCTTCTATGAGTTCAAATTG